GAGATTTCAGTTCCTCTACCACCTTCTCTTCTAGGTAACCAGAAGTCTTCCATCATGGACATGAACTTCTTGTCATCACGAATCTCACCAGTGTTCGCATCATAGACCAACTTGTTTCTATAACGCATCATGACATCACGAAGGTATTGTTCTGCCTTGACTTTAGGAAGATTACCAACGTCGATGTAGAAGATTCTACGTTCTGGTGCTCTTGAAAGTCTGTAGATAACCAGAGCATCCTCAATCATCATCAACTGATTGAGTGGTTTGATAGCTTTGTGTAACCAAGAGAGTGTTGATCCCTTGTTTCTGTCTACCAGACCAGAAGTACAATAGGTGACAGAATCACGGGTCATCTTGATTCCTTTGGCACTACCACCAGTAAAGGAACTTGCAATAGATCCAGACTTAGTATTACCTGGAGTATAGACAAAGTACTCCTCTAGTTCTGGAAAATTATATGAAGATGGGTCATCTTTGCCTTTGTTTTCAAGCTGAGCGATAGCCTGTTTTGGAGACTTCTTTACTTGACGAACATAACGCATCTTAGATGCATCAATATATCTCAGTTCTTGAATACCAGCTTCTGGATCCTTTTGGTCGATGACCTTATTATAATAAAGTCTCCCATCAATATACCAGTTACGGAAGATTTCGTGAGCCTTCTTGTCAAAATCAAGAAGTTCGAGAATATATTTAAACTCTTCTCTTATAATCTTTTTGATGCCATCACTAGCATCCAAGTTCTGAAGATCAATACTTATAGGACTATCGTTTGTATCAGATACAATAGCTTCGTTTACAATATCTTCGATTGCACTATCACACTCAGGATAGAGTGCCATTGAACGATACCTACGAATCAGATCGTTCTCGTTTTTATAGACTCCTTCAATATCTACATACGAACCATAAAACCCCGACGTGACATAGTGTTCCGAACCATCCTGTTTATTAGGAGGTACGGGAGACACTACGCCAGGCGGGGTCTTATCGCTATCTTCAATTGAGAAACCAAATAATCTCGCCATTTCAAGTAAATACTAGGATTTGTCTCCTAGTATTTATAGCGAGATTATCGGTATCAACCTGCGTCTGTTCCTTGAGTCTCGTCACCATCGGCTGTGTCATCAGTTTCACCGATTGTGAAGTACTGAACCTGGAAGGTTACAGTGAATTCTTCAACAGTGTCGGTGTTGTCATAACTCAGTTCGATAGCTGATACTTCAGAAGGCCAGATATCATAGAACTTGTAAGTTCTGAGTACGGCACTGGTTCCACCTTCGTTAGTGGTTGAAGCAACCGTAGCACCTCTACCCAACTGCTTAACAAAAGCGTTGGTCATGTATGAGGTTGGGTTGGTAACACCAGTAGCATCGATGAGGTTAGACATCTTGTCTGACCACTTCTCAAAGGCGGTTCTGAGTACGAAGTCTTCATCGTTGATGATGGTGACTGTCCACTCAGCGAAGGTTCTGTCTCCAGCAACCTTCAGGATTCTACCTCTGAAAGGAACGTTGATAGGAGCTACCGTTGAAGCAGGTAACTGGGCTGCCTTACAGAGAAACTTGAAAGTATTCTGATAGTCAGTGGTCCAGTCAGTGTCATCAACAGCTGCGGCAAATGAGGGAATAGAAACCTCAAACAGATTGGGGCGGGCGCCGCCGCCCGCCAGAGTTGACTTAAATTGGGATAAGGTCTTGGTAATAGCCATTTGTAAATTCCTCCGTTGTTATGTTATGAATCAGAATCAAACAGTACCGACAACTTCTTCAAAGTCAACACCAGTTCTGGTGGCAACGAAGGTGAGTGTGACGTAGTTGATGGACTTGGTTGGCTTCAGGAAGATGTCAGCTCTGAACTCATTGTTGTCAATGATGTCAGGAGTGTTATTTTTGTCATCACACTTGACGACGAAGTCGTAAAGACCTCTCTTAGCCTGAACGTCACGGAGATAAGGTTCAACGGCGTTGACGAAGTTAGCTCTCGTAGTCTCATCGTTGAGCTCAAACAATTGAGAATCAGCGACGGCTTCGATAGCCTGTTCAACAGTCAGGAACAATCTTCTTACGTTGATTCTATCAAACGCGGAAGCGTATCCCAGACCAGTCTTATCACCGAACAGGATGATACCAGATCCTTTCTTATTGATGATTGGGTTGATTCTTGCACCGTAGAGGCTGTCTCTTTGTGACTTACTTGGGTTGTAAGCCAACTTGACTGCGTCATTGATACTTCCTCTTTGGACACCAGCTGGTGAGAACCATGGGAATGTTTCAATCTCAGTTCTGACCATTGTTCCAGCAACGTCAGCGTTACAAGGAACATAGACGAAAGCGTTATTGAAACGATCATAGGTGTACTTCCAACCAGTATCGAATACTGCGTAAGAGGAAGAACTCAGAGGTGAGTAGAACTCAAGAATGTTATTCATCTGAGTTGATGTGACGGTTTGACCGACAACGTCAGCTCTGTGTGGGGAGATAACAGCCATACAATCCTTTCTCGATTCTGCGATCGAGATCAGTTGATTAGCTTTGGCTTGTGACTTCTCTTTATCGGGAAGACCAGGACCCATGATGAGGAAGTCAACTTCTACATCAGCGTCATTGGCGAACAATTCATAGGAAGTTTGAAGATCTCCCAGAGTTGCTGCGAAACCACCAGCTGCTGAGTAATCAACACCACCACCCAGTTCGTATGTCTTATTACCGATAGCTGAGAATTGGATTCCCTGAGCGTCTTGTCCCCATTGTCCTTCACCAGTGTTGTAAGGAGTTAAGTTTTGACCAGAGTATGTGCTGAATCCAGTTGGACTTGGTCTTGTACCTTGAATTCCGTTATCACCGTTTGATGGGCTGTAACCAGCGAACACATACTGGGAACCATTGATGAGATAGTCCTTGTAGTATGTCTTAGTAGGTGCGTTACCATCAGCAACTGCGTCCTTAGCCTTAGAAAGGAAGGTGTGCTTCTCAAGGATGTTACCTTGAATACCAGTTACGGAACCGTTGTCATCAACAACCACAACGTGGATAGCGTCTCCACCACCACTTCTTTGATCTGAGTAATTTGAATCAACTGGTTTACCAGCGATGGTGTTCCAGTAGATTGGAGTGTTCAGTGCGAGTTGTTGTTGGTCGTACCAGTCAGAGACTGTACCAGAGCTGATTGAATAGTCGGTAGCAACACCTGTGGAGGTGTTGAACGACAGTGCCTTACTTCCTTGGAATGATCTTGTCTTATCACTCTTGGCGTAATCGATGTCAGTTACTGTACCAGCTGAAGAAACTCTGGAGATAACCTTAACATCAATACTGCTGTTGCCATCAGATGATGTGTTGATACCTGTGATAATACCTCTGATAGTACCAGAGAATTCTGAAGTTGTACCGTTTCCGATCAGAACTCCAGTGACAGCGTGGGATACACCCATACCGACCGACAGTTTCAGGTTGTCGGTAGCGGAGAATCCAGTGGTGTTAAGACCAATTCTTTGGTCAGCCAGGTTGTCAATAACACAAACCTTCAGTCCGTTAGCCCATGTTCCAGGGTTCTTAGCAGCCCAGAAGAAATCTGTGCTGTTTTGATAGGACTCTTCGTAGTCATCGTTGTTCTTGATTTTCAACGATGTGTCGTTAAGGGCTGCGACACCAGCGTTAGCGTTGTTGAGGGTCGATCCGTCTGTTCTTACTACCTTCAGGATTCCGCCGTATGAAAGATATGAACTTCCCGACATCCAGTACTCATACTGTCTATCGGTGGACAGTGGTTTTCCGAAAGTTTCCAGATACTCAGCCTGATTACTAACCTCAATTGGTTCGTCTACAGGACCGAGTTGGAAAGGACCAGCGATACCGCCGATGTTGTTGACTACGTTGTCAACTCTTCCCACCGTTAAGTCAATCTCTCTGACAAGAATGCCTGGAGATAATTGAGGAGTAGCCATGTTTTTCTCCCTAAATTACTCAGTTTAACTACAAAATATTTAGGGATAAGGGTATTTTCAGGGGGTAAAACAAGACGAAAACTACCAATCTGGGTATTCCCAGTCAGTCATCGGGTTCTTTTTCTTCCTATCTTCTACAACTTTTTTTATAGTACAGTCCTTACAAACATAAGAATAGGATGATGCTACAGCTCCTTTGTCTTTTCTTGTTCTATAAAAACCATCAACTAAATTCTTCACTTCACCACAGGATCTACATCTCCTATCGGAAAGGAGTAAGTGACCTAGTTTGAACTGTCCATCTAAATCCATTAGCTCAAGTAGTTCCACATGTAGTCCATTCCTCCCCCCTTGTCTCCGTATTCATCGGTAAACCACCTGTCTCCCTCTTCATCCACAAAACTATTATCATCAAGTCCATCATTAATGAAACCGAAGGGTGCCATATCCTGCTCGATTTGATTCTTTTGTTCCTCATATAATCGTTTTCTAACATCTTGATCTGTAAGTTCCTTAAAGTAATCTTGAGCTACCAACCAGGCATAGATGACAAGACACATAGCCAAGTCATCATTACATCCCTCTTCAGCCTCAAATGAATTGTGTTTTGAAATGAAGGTAGTAAGTTCAGAGATAATCTCATAGTCATTGAAGATGAGTTTATCTTCTTCAATCATTGTCTTGAGGTTGAGTGACCCAACCTTTTTGACTGTCTTGGACATCTTAACACCTAACTGTGTTTTTGAACCAGAGAATCCCTGACCAACAATCTGACCTGCTCTACCTCTCATAGAACACATTAACAGGTTCTGATATTCAAGGTCGTATTGTAGGATACTTGCTACCTGGTCTCCAACATCATTGACCTCACACAGAATGAAAGCCTCGTTATAACTCTTGGCTACATCATAGATAACACTTGGGAACAACATCGGTTTAATTGTGTTGTCTCTATATTTGGCTACCACTTTGTGTGGGAAAGAGGTTATGTCAACCACAACAAAAGCAGAGTAATCGTTACCAACACCCCGTGCAACATCAACAGCAATAGCGTAGTCGTGTCCGTTCTCTGGCACTGCATGA